TCCCGCGCACCCGGATGCAGGTGTAGTTCTCGGGGCCGCGGGGAAGCCATTTCCTATCCTTGTAGATGATGGCCCAGGACTCGACGTCGCTGTCGTTCACCTCAGCCGGGGGCCCGGCCGCGGCCGCATCCTTGAGCAGGGGGATGGCTGCATAGCTATTCCCGGCATCTCTAAAACGCAGCATAGCCGGCCTCTCTCAAGCATCAGGAAACCATGCTTCACCAGGAGGTAGCCCCATGCATCCCGCTGACACTCAAACCGAACCCCAAAAGGGGATGCACCCGGCCGATATCCAGGCCGAGCTTAAAAAGCGGGGCCTTACCCAGAAGGCTCTGGCCGAGAAGCTCGGCGTCTCCGAGTTCACGATCAGCGCGATCGTCAACAAGAAGGGCCATACCTCCGATCGGGTTATGACGGCTGTGGCCGAGGCGATCGGCCGGGACAAAACCGAGGTCTTCGCGGAGTACTACCTCAGCCCCCCGAAGCGCTCCACCAGCCACGCGATCGGCGACTGTGAGGAAACCGTTCCGGCGGCGGCTTAAGCCGCGTTGAGGAGAGGGAAGCACCATGAGCTCATTGACCCCTGTGAAGAACCCGAGCCCTGAAAACCCCCGGTCCTGGACCGAGGACGGCCTGACCTTCACCGAGCTCATCTACCAGGACTATACGAACTGCCGGTTCAGCGCCGGCGCGGTCGAGGGTCATCCGGTGGACACGATCTATTTCCAGGCCGAAAAAGACGGCCGCGTGAACACCCAAATCCTGCTTCGGCCCGATGAGGCCGCGGCCATGGCTTGGGTGATCTCCGGTGTCCTGTGGTCGGTGCTGCTTGGATCACTGCCCGACCCCGGCCTTTGTTAAGTGGGTTATTAATAACCCTTTTCCACCTATGGGTCAATGTAAAAACCAGCTTAAAGGCAAAAAGATCAAAACCCTACACAAACAGGCACAGGGGAATCGCACATGAACTCCATCACCGAACTGCTCAAGGAAATCCTGGTATCGACGCATCGCGGGTCCGCTTACGAGGTGGCCGAGATCGCCGGGCTGGCTTACCGGACCGTGATCGACCAGACCGACGGCCGGATCAACCCCTCGGTCGAGGTGATCAAGGCCTCCTGGCTGGTGACCAAGGACCCGAGGCTGAAACGGCTCCTGGAACCCGAGGGATGGGAACTTGCCCGCAAGGCCGAGATGGTCCAACCGACCCGGGACGCGGAAGGGGAAACCACGGACGTGATTCTGGCGGCCTCGACCCTCATCGAGTCCATCCGTAAGGCCAAGGAGGACGGCCGGCTGACCAAGGAGGAGCGGCTGACCATCCTGTCCAACCTGGGCATCGTCAAACTGGAAGTGGAAGAAGCCGAAGCAGCCCTGAACAAAGAGATTTCCTCCATGGCTGGCCCCCGGCTCAATGTGGCCGGGACAGGAAAGTGAAACTATCCGCCTAACCTCAAACCGTGCGGTATGCGGCAAGCCCCCGGTCAATCAGACCCGCCCTTAGTCAACCGGCCGGGACGTAACCTCAACCCAATGCGGGCGGGAGGCCTTGAATGAAGGTGGCGCCTTCTCAAACCTCCCAGCCCCTTTCCTTCAGGAGGTAAGTTTCATGGAGCGTTTTGAAGGATATTTTCACCAATCCGACCTGAAAGCCTACCTGAAATGCCCGAGGTCCTTCTACTACAACCGGGTCCTCGACCTGGACAAGGAGCGGGTGTCCATGGCCAACCTGTGCGGCCGGGCCGGACACAGCACGGTCGAGATGGCTCACCGCAAGGGCCTGTGGAATTACAACAACCTCTTCGAGCCCTTTCTCACCGCCCTGGACGCCGAGGTTCAGAGCGTTCAGCGGCGGGGCATGGAGGTTCACGGCAAGCTGGATGAGGACCGGTACAAGGCCATGCTGGCCGGCTACGCGGACAAGGCCTGGAACCGGGAGGCCGAGGTCTGGGGGTTGGAGCGGGAGTTTTACTTCGAGATCAAACCCTCGAAGACCACCTACGGCTTTGCCGGCCGGTTCGACCAGGTCCTGAAAATCCGAACCGAGCTTCTCAGGGCCGACTTCCCGGACCTGCTCAAGAGCTTCCACAAACCCCACGTCATCCTTCACCGGGACGTCAAGTTTGGCCGGCGCCGGGAGACCAGCAAGTTCGAACTGGCCCTGAACGTCCAGATCGATGTCTACGCCTATGCCCTCAAACATGGCGTGGTGGCCCCGCCGCCGGAACCGGGTGAGGAAGACCAGCTTCAGCGGGCAACCCGGCTGGCCAGCGACATCGAGGGCTGTTTCAAGCCCTGGGACCTGATCCCGGATTTTCATTCCATCTACTTTGTCGAGGACCATATCCCGCCGGCCAAGAGCGAAGGCAACTACCTCAAGGACGAGGAAGGCCAGCACATCCCCTGCGACTTGGTCAGTGAGCCGTGCCTCCTGGGCGTGCGCAACACGCCCTGCAAGGGCAAGCGGACCTACTGCGGGAAGAACCCCCTGATCAAACCGGCCATGTACTTCACCACGCGGCCGGAGGCGCGGCTGGCGGCCATCCCGGCCGAACTGGGCCGGGCCTGCGCGTCCATCCGCATGGGCCATTATCCCAGGCAGTTGGGCGAGCTTTGCTTTTCCTACTGCCAGTACCGCTCGGTCTGCGAGGCCGAGGTCCTGGCCGAGACCGAAGAGAGAGAGGCGGCATGACAGCCAAAGTGCGTTCCCTCACCGGTGACAGCGAAGCGACCTGCGAACGTTGCGGCAAGCCGTTCGCCATCACGGACGTGGACGAAAAAAGAGGCGGGAAGCGCATCTGCCTGAACTGCGCGGTCCAAGAAGCCGAGACGCGACTTGAACAGAAAATAAACCCAACAATCGGCGAGAAGACCATCACTGAGGTGAAGCGCATGGTCGAGGAAGCCATGCGCACCTACCTCGCCGAGATCAACGACGCCTACCTGGGCGAGGCAGACGCCTTGTCCCTGAAGTTTGGGGTCAAGCTGTCGCCGGCCAAGTCGGGCACGGCCATCGATCTGTCCTTCGGCTTTGTCACCGGACGGATCAAGGACAAGTTCATCGCCTATGCCGATGAAAAGCAGCTATCCATGTTTCCCCAGGAAGAAGGAAAGGAGATTTGACCATGGCTCAGACCAACACCGCGGAAGTTCTGCCCATTGAACAAGAAGAGGCCCAGGTCCCGGCTTTGGCCGGCGGCGGTCGCGATCTGGGAGTGCCCCTGGGCATGGAGGGGTTCAACCAGGACGACATCGTTATCCCGCGCATGACCATCGTCCAGCCCACCTCAGAGGAGGGCACGCCTGGGACGTTCCGGTTCAACCTGACCGGGGACGAGTACATCGTGATGAAGGTGGTCTTCCTCAAGGCCTCCAAGGGCCGGGTGCTCTTCGACAATGACGACCTGACGGCCGGCCCAAGGTGCGGGTCAAACGACCGCATCCGGCCGAGCGAGCACTTCGAAAGCCCGATCGCGGAGGCCTGCGCCGAGTGCCCGTTGTCTCAGTGGGATAACCGGACACCTCCCGAGTGCAATGAGACCTACACCCTGCTGGGTCTGGACTCCGAGACCATGATCCCGTTCTTCTTCCAGGTGAAAAGCACGGCCATCCGGCCGGCCAAGATGTTCCTCTCGGCCGTGGCGCTCAAGGGCCGGAAGCTCAAGGCGGCGCTGTGCGACTTCGAGGTGACCCTGAAGCTGAAAGAGGTCAAGGGCGAGAAGGGCAAGTATTACGTGCCCATCTTCTTCCAACCGACCTACCTCGATGATCATCCCTACCGTGAGGAAGCGGCCCTGTACCGGGACGAGGAGCCGGGCTTCGAGGCGCCGGCGAAGAGTGGAGAGAACAGCGAAAACCTCAGCGCCGGCGGGCAGGACAAGGCCGGCTTTTAGAGAACGGGCGGCAAACCCGGGGACTTGTCTTGGTCGGGCATCTCCCCGGGCCGCCGCCCGCTGCCACCAGCACCGACTTATCACTTAACAACGGACGGGGTGTGGCCTCTTTAGAGTATCACACCCCGGCTCCTGGGAAGGAGCTTTTTTCATGGAGTTTATCGAAGGCGTCATCACCCAGTTCCGCTACCAGGGCCAAAACTCCTGGCGCGTGGCCATGATCGAGGACAATCGCGGCAAGGAGACCAAGATCGTGGGCAATATTCCTGCCCGGATCGGCGACACCATCCTGGTGGGCGGAGAATGGATACAACATCCCAGACACGGCCTGCAGCTGAAGATCGAGGAGTTTTCCTTCAGCATGGCCCGGTCCGAGCGGGGCATCCTGGGCTATCTGGACCGGTTGCCCAACATCGGCCCGGTCCGGGCCGCGACCATCTACAGAACCTTTGGCGAAAAGACCTTCGAGGTCATCGAGAATGAGCCGGAGCGGCTCACCGAAGCCCCGGGCATCACTCCCCGCATGGTCAAGGACATCCACGCGGCCTTCATGGCCGACAAGGCCTACCGAGACCGGATCGTGTTCCTCAAGCAGTTCGGTCTGACAGACGGCAAGGTGGCCAAAATTCTGGCCACCTACGGCCCTGAGCTTGAAGCCGTTCTGAAAAGCAACCCCTACCGCATGATCGAGGACATTGACGGGTTCGGGTTCAAGACCGCGGACGAGATAGCCAGGGCGGCCGGCATGGCCAAGGACGATCCGACCCGCATCCGGGCCGGCGTCCTGTACGCGCTCGTGGAGGCCGCGGGCGAAGGCCATACCTGTCTGCCTCTCCGTGCGCTTTTGAGTGTTGCTGTGAAGCTGCTCTCGGCTCCGGTCGAGCGGGTGAAGAAGGAGATCGACGGGCTGGCTGGAAAAAGAAAGCTGGTCATGGACGGCTCGTTCGTCTTTCTGCCGGTCCTTCAGCGGGCCGAGGTCTCGGCCGCCCGGTGTCTGGCCACCCTGGCCATGTTCCAGACACCTCAGGCCTACAGGCAAGGCTCAGAGCAGACCCATGAGCAACCCTCAGAGCCTAGAGAGGAGGCGCCCCATGTCGAGCATCACGCCGCTGTCGCTTGATTGTGATCAGAAGCGGGCCGTGGCCCTGGCCCAGTCCGAGAAGGTCCTGGTCATCACCGGCGGGCCGGGCACGGGCAAAACCTTCACCGTGAACCATATCCTGGATTTGCTTGAGTACGAGGGAGTTGCCCTGGCCGCTCCCACGGGCAAGGCGGCCCGGCGCATGAGCGAGGCCTGTTTTGGCCGGCCAGCGCGGACCATCCATCGCCTGCTGGAATACTCACCGGACATGGGCGGGTTTCAACGCGGGCCGAACTATCCCCTGAGTGAGGACCTGGTCATCATTGACGAGGCCTCCATGATCGACGCCCCGCTCATGGCCTCCCTCATGGCCGCCATCAAGCCCGAAGCCAAGCTCATCCTGGTGGGGGACAAGGACCAGCTGCCTTCGGTCGGCCCGGGGAACGTTCTGGCCGACGTGATCGCTTCGGAGTCCATTCCCGTGGCTGAACTGACGCGCGTGCATCGGCAAAGCGAGCACTCGTGGATTTCGGTCAACGCCCAGAAGATCAACCGCGGCGAACCCCTGGTCCTGGACCCTGAAACTGAAGACTTCTTTGTGCTGCTCACCGACACCCCGGAGGACGCCCGGCGGAACATCCTGGAACTCATCTGCGAGATTCTCCCCAAGGAGTACGGGTTTGACCCCTTCCGGTCCATCCAGCTGCTCTGCCCTCAGAAGCGGGGCACTTTGGGCGTCTGGGAACTGAACGAGGAACTCCAGGGCCTGCTCAACCCGGATGCGCCGGGCAAGAAGACCTTCCGAGGCTTTAGGACCTTCGACAAGGTCATCCACCTCAAGAACAATTACCAGATCGAGGTCATGAACGGCGAGACCGGCCAGATCGTGGACATCACCGGCGAACTGGTCACCGTGGACTTCGGGGACCGCGAGGTCGAGTACGAGCCGGAGGACCTGGAACATCTGGGCTTGGCCTACGCCATGACCATCCACAAGTCCCAGGGGTCGGAGTGGCCCTGTGTGGTGGTTCCGATTCATTCCCACCATTTCTATATGCTCAGCCGCAACTTGGCCTATACCGCGGTCACCCGGGGGAAGTCCCTGGTCTACATCGTGGGCAACAAGAGGGGGCTGGACCGGGCCATTCGGAACAATCAGGCGAAGCAACGGCACACCTCACTGGCCTGGCGGCTGAGGCAGGCCTTCGGACAGGAGGCGGCGTGATGAAGACGGTTAAAATGCTCGTGGTGGAGATGCCGGACCAAAGCAAGTGGGGCGTGCCTGTCGAGGTGATCGCCCGGAACCGGGCCGAGTACTACGCCGAGGAGTTCGGCGGGGACGTAGAAAAAAGCCTGGCCGAGGACACGCTCCCTCTCTTCGAGGACGACAGCTATGAGATCGAGGACTGGGCGGCAAACAACATGAACTGGAAGGACGTGGCCGAGCACGCGCGGCTTCTGGAACTGCCGTCCCTGTCCGACTACCAGGAGGGCTGGATCAACGGCGAGAAGGAAGTGCGCGATGTCTCATTGCCGGACCAGGAGGAGGCGGGATGATTTCTCTCGGTGAGATTCATTTCGCCATCTTCGAAGAGGAGGCGCGGTTCTGGTTCGAGTATTTCGGCCTCTACGGCTGGGAGATTCGGTTCACCAACGTCTCGGTGAACCCGAACAGACGGGCCGGGATTGGTTATGAACCGAATAGCCGGATCGCGCACTTCAACCTGGAACCCAAATGGGACGTCTCGGAAAACCAAGCCGTCGAAGCCATTGTCGAAGCCACGTACACCCCACAGGAAATCACCGAACTGGTCAGGAAGGCCGCCTTCCATGAGGTGATGGAGCTTTTCTTGGCCAGGATCATGTACATCGCCGAAGCCCGATATCCAAACGATGACGAGGCCGGCGAGGAGATACACAACATCATCCGCGTGTTGGAGAACAAGGTGTATCCAGTGCTGTCGAACCTGAGAAGAAGCCATGAGACGTAGACGAAGGGGCGCTCAAAGGAACCTGCCCGGAACCGCAGTTGGCGGTAAGCCGGGCGGGAAGCCTTCCCGAACCTACATCTGGTGTGCTCGGCGGGAGAAGCGGCTGTCGATCGAAGTCTGCATCCGAAACTGCCCGCTCAAGCGGCGTAACAAGTGCAACCCCTATCAGGAAGTCATCAGCCAAGGGGCGGGTCTTACGACGCCACAGGCCGCTGAGGTGCGCGATGCATAGAGCAGGCTCGCCTTCCCAAAAGGAGCGGCCGGCCAAAGGGATCAAACTTGTCCTGCGGGATGCTCTGACCTGGCTCTTGATCGGCTTTGCCCTGGGTTACTTCTTCGGCGGCTTTGCCGAGATGATCCGCGACCTGGCCGGGTGAGGCGCCTGATGTCCAGCACAGACACGCCTTCTCCAAGCGAGCGATCAACAAGTCTGGGTTGGCCCAGGCCCAGGGTTCTGGTCTTGATTGCAATCTGGTTGCTCTTAGGCTGCTTCGGGAGTGGCGTGCTCATCGGGATGTGGAGAGGAGAAAACATGCCCCACTACGCCGAAGAGACCAAAGTCTCAGCGGACAAGTCGCGGGCCGAGATCGATCGCATCCTTCAGCGCTACGGCGCGGACCAGTTCATGTACGGCTGGTCCGGCGCCGAGGCCGTGGTGGCCTTCAAAGCCCACGGCCGGGCCATCCAGTTCAAGCTGAAGATGCCCGACCGGAACAGCCGGGAATTTACCCATACCTCATCTCGAAACATTCGCCGGGATGAGTCTGCTGCGGAAAAAGCCTGGGAGCAGGCCTGCCGGCAACGCTGGCGGGCCTTGGCCCTGGTCATCAAGGCCAAGCTGGAGGCGGTCGAGAGCGGTATCAGCACCTTTGAGGACGAGTTCCTGGCCTGGACCCTGCTCCCGGGCGGCGTGACCGTATCGGCCATGGTCCAGCCCAAAATCACCGAGGCCTATGAGACCGGCCAGATGCCGGTGGCGCTGATTCCTTATTTCGAGAAGGAGCACTCCCAATGAAGGCTCAAAAGAAACCAGTACCCGTTGAGGCCTCACAATGGTTCGCCCCCGGGGATCACCCGAAGGAAGTTCAGCCTCTTCCGGAAACCACCACAAGCCTGCTCTGCACACATTGCGGCGGCTTTCTCCGGGGCCATGGCTGGCTGGCTACGACTAAAGGCGGCCTCTTGGTTTGTCCGGGCGACTGGATCGTCACCGAAGAAAACGGCAAGGTCTATCCCTGCAAGCCGGACGTCTTCGACAGAACCTTTGAGCCGGCGATAAACGAACCGGCCCCTCCTGCCCAGGACACGCGGCCTCATTGCCCGGACTGCGGGGTGGAGATGGTCAAGTTTTCCATCGAACTCGAAGACGGCTCCGGCTGGATTTGCGGCTGGCTTTGCGACTGCACGGGCACTGAGGAGTCTGGGGCGGAGTCGGACGGCCAGATTCGTATTCCCATGTCCAATACCCAACCCGCCATCTGATGAGCATCGAGATCATCCAGGGCCACGCGCTCGATGTCCTGTCCGGACTCCCGGACGAGTCGGCTCACTGCGTCGTGACCTCACCGCCCTACTACGGCCTCAGGGACTACGGCCTCGAACCCCTGGTCTGGGGCGGGGAGGCCGACTGCAAGCATGAGTGGGGCAAGCAGGGCGTCAAACGAGTTGGCCGAGATTGGGACCCCACAGCGGGGGAATCGCCAGTTGGCAGGAACTATAAAGGGAGTTCCGGTCAATTCTGCCGTCTCTGTGGGGCTTGGCTTGGAAGCCTGGGTCTGGAACCCACGCCCGATCTTTACGTTGAGCACCTGGTGGAAATCTTCCGGGAGGTCCGGCGCGTCCTCAAGAAGGATGGAATCCTGTTCCTCAACCTGGGCGACAGCTACGCCACGGGCGCGGGCAAGGTCCGTGATCATCCCGGAGGGCTGAAACAGGGGAAGCGATGGCAGGGACCGAAAATCCAGCCGAACCGTTTGCCGCTCCCAGGCCTCAAGCCCAAAGACCTCATCGGCATCCCTTGGCGGGTTGCCTTTGCCCTGCAGGCGGACGGCTGGTGGCTCCGCTCGGACACGATCGAGGAGGTCGAGCTTTACTGCCCCTGCTGCGGCTATGTCCTTGAGGAGCGTATCTGGCGGTACTCCCAGGACCGGGACATCATCTGGCACAAGCCCAACACCTCACCGGAGAGCGTCAAGGACCGTCCCACCAAGGCCCATGAGTACATCTTCCTGCTGACCAAAAACAAGCGATACAGCTTCAACGCGGACGCGGTCAAAGAGCCCTGCCGGAGCGGCCCTTCGGACATTCGCAAGATGCGGGAGAAGAAGGACCGGATCGGCGGCAAGAACAAGACCGCGGACGATCCCAAGCTCGCGGCCAGCCGGCATACCAACATCGGCCGGAAACGGGCCGTGGGTTCGCCCAAAGGCCGGAACATCCGCTCGGTCTGGAAGGTGGCCACACAGCCCGGGTCCGGGGAGGGTGTCCACTTCGCTCCGTTCCCCGAACGTCTGGCCGAGACCTGCATCAAGGCCGGCTGTCCGGAGGGAGGGACCGTGCTCGATCCCTTTTGCGGTTCCGGCACGGTTGGCGTGGTGGCCCAACGGTTCGGTTGCCGCTTCATCGGAATCGACCTTTCGCCGGTTTACACAGACATGGCCGAGCAACGAACAAGCCAGAGGACTTTTTTAGGAGCTTTATGACACGGACGTCGGAAGAGGTTCAGAGAGTCTTTGACGAGAACAAGCGGCGGGTCCTGTCCGCGCTTGATTTCCGGACCTATTTCAAGGCCGCGGTCCCGGACCTCAAGCCGGCCGGGCCTGACCAGATGCTGGGCACGTGCCCCTTCCATCCGGACACGCACAGCAGCTTTTCCCTGAACATCTCTCCGGACCGTCAGGGCCTGTGGAACTGCAAGGGGTGCGGCAAGGACGGGGACATCTTCACCTTCCACGCCCATAAGCATGGCCTCAAGGGCTTCAAGGAGGCGCTTTACGATCTGGCCGAGAAGCATGGGGTGCAGCTCGAGGAGCCGCCCCATCGACAGGCGCAGGGTTCAGCCAAGGGGAAGGGGAAAAAGCCAAGTTCAATCTTTGAGCTTCCCTCCATGGAGGATATCGAGAATTTCCACCAGGCCCTCCTAAACAACCCGGCGGGCCTGGACAAGCTACAAAGCGACCGCCGCCTCACTGAAGAAACCATCCGCCGCTTTAAGCTGGGCTACGTGGCTCGGCGTCACAGGCTCTCCATCCCGGTTTTCGATGCGGCGGGCGCCCTCATCGGCGTCCGGCTTTATTCCTCTGTCCAAAAATTCAAGATGGTCTCCTGGGCCAAGGGCCAGGGCCGGACCATGCTCTACGGCGCCGATCTGCTCAAGCAGACCTATGATCCCTTGAAGCCGGTCCTGATCTGCGAGGGCGAGTTCGACCGGCTCCTGCTTTGCCAGGAAGGTTTCCAGGCCGTGACCTCGACCAACGGCGCCCTGGCCTTTCAGAGGGATTGGAAAGAGCTTTTCCAGGGTCTGGACGTGGTCCTGGTGTACGACGCGGACGACGGCGGCCGGAAAGGCGCGGACAAGACGGCCGCGGTCCTGGCCGGCGCGGTCAAGTCTCTGCGCAAGGTGGACCTCAAGGAAGCGGGCCTGGTCGAAGGCACGCCCGACTCCAAGGACATCACCGACCTGGCGCGCAGCAACCCCTCCTGGCCCCAGGAACTGCGCAAGGCCATCGATGCGGTCACACCCCTGGACCTTACCGAAACGGCTTCTCACGAGTGCACGGAGGAGTTCGTCAAGATATTCGAGGAAGAGGGGAAGTACTGGCGCTGGAAGCCGACCAGGGAAAAAGGACCGGTCAAGGAGTCCATCAGCAACTTCTCCATGAAGCCGGTCCGGAGGATTCGGATGGACACCCAGGAGGTGCTCGAGGCCGAGGTCGGCATGAACGGCAACGGCCCGGGCTCCATGGTCACCTTGTGGCCGGCCCATTGGGCCACCAAGGGGGCCTTCCGGAAGGTCCTGGGAGACCTGGGCGCGGGCTGGAGCGGCTCCGAGAACGAGATGCAGTACCTCAAGGTCCTGCTCTCGTACCTGCCCTGTCCCAGATACCGCGGGGAGCCCAAGCTCGGTCTCCACAAGAGGGAAGGGCAGTGGATGCTGGTCACGTCGGACCGGACCATCACCAAGGACGGTGAGATCGAGGACCTGATCTACTGGAGCGATCAGGGCGGCCGGATGAAGTATGAGACCGAGAAGGTCGAACCGGCCTCCCAGGACGAAACGCGCAAAATGATCGAGGCCATGTTCTCCTTTAATAGTCCGGACGTGGTGGCCCCGATCCTTTCCTGGATGTTCGCCGCGGTCTTCAAAGCGCGCCTGATCGACGCCGTGCCTTCGCTCCGCCGCCAGTTCCCCCTCCTTCTAATGTGGGGCGAGCGCGGGGCCGGCAAGACCAAGACGGCCGAACTGGTTATCCATCCCTTCTTCGGGGATTACGAGGGACCGTCCAAGGTGGACGAGATGACCCGCTTCACCTTCATGGTCGCGGCCCATTCCACCAACCTGATCCCGATATCGTTTGATGAGTACAAGCCTTCGAAGCTTCAGCCCCGGCAGATGCAGGAAGTCAGTTCCTTCTGCCGCTCGGCTTACAACGCCTTCACCGGACAGCGGGGCTTTACCTCACCCGACGGCATGGGGGCCCGGATTTACACCTACACGGCTCCAGTGATCCTCATGGGCGAGCAGACCCTGACCGAGACCGCCCTCAGAGAGCGCATCATCGAAGTCATCTTCACCAAGGAGAAGCGTAAAGGTAAGCCCCACATCCAGCAGTTCATGACCATGAACCTGGCCGGGCTGGGCTTCAACTTCATCCGCTGGTCGCTCAGCATCACCGACAAAGAGATCGCCGCGGTCTGGAACGAGCAGTTCGAGGCATGCGACCCCGTGTTCGAGGACCGCATCCGCCAGAACATCGCCACCATGAGGATGGGGCTGGTCCTATGGAACCGGTTCCTCAGCGAGCAGGGGATCAACGTCCATGACCAGGTGGACCAGCTTCTCCACGCCCTGGACGCCTGTCAGAGGGACGCCCTGCTCGGGGAAGGGACCCGGCCCAAGGGCGACATCGATTTGATTCTAGAAGGTATGTCGGCCATGGCCGCCATGGACAAAAACCTGCTCAAGGACGGCGAGGACTGGATGATCAAGGATGGTTCCTTCCATCTCCGAGTCCAGACCGCCTACCCCAAGTTCAAGAAGTGGGCTCGCGAGTTCGGTTTCGACGGTGAGGTCCTGGACGAACAGAGCTTCAAAAGGCGCCTCAGAGACGAGCCGTACTTCTATCAACGCGGAGCGGTTCGGGGGTTCAGTTCCAATGACTACTCGGCCGCCGGACGGCAGGTCAAGGTCTACTCTCTGGACCTGGGCGACATGATCGACGCCGGCCTGGACCTGTCAGGCTTCGGGGTTGAGGTCGAGGATTTTCCGGCTTCGGCCGCTCAAACGGACCTCCAAGGCAAGGACTTTACCGATGAAGTCCCGTTCTAGTGTGACCGGTGTGACCGCTTTTCAGAAACCCCCCTCAGTAAAGGAGCGAGCAAAAAGCAGGGGGTGTGACCGGTGTGACCGGTTTTCAGAGACCCCCCCAAGTAGCGAGACGAGCAAAAAACAGGGGGGTGTGACCACTTTTCAGAAACCCCCCCGAGTACTGAAACGAGATATGAGGCCTGGGTGTGACCGGTGTGACCGCTTTTCAGAGACCCCCCCAAGTAACGAGATGAGCAAGAAACAGGGGGGTGTGACCGGTGTGACCGGTTTTCAGAAACCCCCCCAAGTACAAAAACGAGCAAGAAATTTTAACGAATTTAATGAATCCATAAGGGGGTGTGACCAGTGTGACCGGGGTGTGACCGGCAAGTGGTCACACCTTTCATCAATAATATCAATGAGTTATATATACTGTGACCAGTGTGACCACTTTTCGTTGACCCCCCGTAATGTATTTAGAAACGTGCACGTTAGAAACATCGTAAAAACGCCCTTTATAAGAGGGGGGGTCTCTGAAAACCGGTCACACCGGTCACACCAGGGTAAAGCCTTTGAAATCATTAGATAAAAGTGTGACCACCAAGCGGTCACGGGGTGGTCACACCGGTCACACCCCAGGGATATGACTGAAATCATTGGGAAAATCACAAATGAGGATTTTAGACGCTGGAAAATGGGCGTTTTCCACAAGGCGCTCCGCGAACTTGGGGAGAACGAGACGGCCTGCGAACACTTCCAGGCCGCTCTCCGCATGCTCGACGGAGGCCGCTGGAGAAAACGACATGACGCCTTCTTCGCGCACATGGAGCGCGCCTACGAGGACGAACGCGTCAGTGAAGTCGTTTTCGAGGGGATTGTCAGGGGCTGGAAGGCCGGAGTGATCCAAGGCTGTGAGCGGATGAAACGCTGGCGAGAAAAAAGACAGGGGCGAGAGACGAGACAGACAAACAGCGCGGAAGCGCGGAGAGCCGCGTGAGCGCCATGGGACTGATCCTGACCGAGGAAGCATACCAGGACCTCCTGAGGAGGCCGCTGGTCAAGACAACGCAAGGGTCCGGTCAGAAGTGCGGGAAGACGCCTGTCGAGAAAACGCCGGCAAAGCTCCCGGGGGTGCGGAAGCGTTCGCGGAAAGAGCGTGAGCACCAGGAGCAATGCGCCGTGGTCGAGTGGGCCACGCTGAAAGCCAAACAGGATCCCAGGATGCAGCTGCTGTACGCCATCCCCAACGGACGGAAGAGGAGCAAGGCCGAGGGCGGGAAACTGAAAGCCGAAGGGCTAAAGGCCGGAATGCCGGACCTGTGTCTGCCCGTGGCCAACCGCTACCGCGGAGAAAGCGCGCTCTTCCTGGAGATGAAGACGGGAAACGGGACCCTGAGCAGGAAGCAGAAAGAGATCATCAGCCTGCTCAGAAGCTGCGGGAACAGGGTCGAAGTCTGCAGATCGGCCGAGGAGGCCATCCGGGCCATCGAGGACCACATGGGGTGGACTCGCCCGGACATTGTCTGGCTGGACCAGGACCCACGTCGCAGGAGACGACCGAAAACATGAACGCGGCAGGCACGCTGAGTGAGGCTGTGGCCCACGAGAAGCCGCGCATACGGCGAGAACGAGGAACACCGAAGGGGGAAGCATGGGCAAAACCGAGATCGCGGCTCCTGGGCGAGATTCAGGGGGGCCGTCATGAGAGCGTCAAGCAGAGAAATAGCCGACCTGGCCGGGGACATGCCGGAAAAGGTGCAGGCGGTTGTCGCGGCCTGTAAACACGCCGGCGTGGATTTACTCGTCTACGCCACGCTGAGGAACTGCAGAGACCAGGCCATTCTCTACCGGCGGACCAGGACCTGGAGGGAGATCGAAGCCAGGGTCAAGAAGCTCGATGAGGCGGGTTTCTATGCTCTGGCCCGGGTGCTCAACGACGTGGGGCCGCAGAGCGGACCGCTGGGAAAGCATGTCACCTGGGCGGCGCCGGGTCAGTCCTGGCATCAGTACGGCCTGGCCATAGACGCCGTGCCCATGGTCAACGGCAAGCCGGACTGGGATGTGGAATGCCACCAGGCCTGGGAGACCTACGCCTCGTGTGCTGAGAACGCGGGGCTTTACTGGGCGGGTCGATGGGTCGAGCACCGGGAGCTTTTTCACTCTCAGGGGCCTCCGGGAGGAGATCCGCTCAAGGTGCTGGACGGTTCGCCGGCGCAGATCGAGGACATGCTGATCGGCGTGGGAGCCTTGTAGTGGCCGGGGGAAATCCCCGGGGCCGCAAACTGACCGCCAAGCAGAAGCGGTTCGTGGAGGAGTACCTGATCGACCTCAACGCTTCACAGGCGGCGCTCAGGGCTGGCTACAAGAACGAAGTCATCGGCCGCCGACTGGTTACGAAAAGTTACGTTTTGGATGCGATTTCCGAGGCCATGGAGAACCGCTCCAAGCGCGTGGAAATCAAGCAAGATCGGGTACTTGAGGAGGAGGCGCGAATCGCCTTCGCCGATATTCGGCGGCTGTTTAAGCCGACGGGCGAGCCGAAGGCGATCCATGAGCTCACGCTGGACGAGGCCGCGGTGCTCTCCGTCCTCGAAGTGACGTTACCGGACGGCACAAAATACAAGATGCGCCTCAACAACAAGGGCAGCGCCCTGGAGCGGATCGAGCGTCACCTGGGCATGTTCAAGGACAAGCTCGGACTGGACATCGACACACCCCACGGCGTGATCGTGGTACCCGGAACGGATTTGACCATGGAGGAATGGGAGGAACAGGTTCAACGGCAACTGGAAGAGCTATCGAAAAAGTCCCCTTAGCCTGGAAGCCCAACCCCGGACCCCAAGCCTGGCTCTTGAGATGCCCGGCCTTCGAGGCATTCTACGGGGGAGCCCGCGGAGGCGGCAAGACCGAAGGGTTGCTCATGGACTATGCCAAGACCGTGAACTGCGGCTGGGGAGAGGCTTGGAAAGGGATCATCTTCCGGAAGACCTACAAGCAGCTCGACGAGATCATCGCCCGGTCCAAGAAGTATTTCTACTCGGCATTTCTGGGTTCGCTCTACACCGAGTCGAACTACACCTGGTGGTTCAGGAAGGGAGAGACCCTGAGATTTCGCTATGTCGAGCGTGAGGCGGACGCCGAGCATTACCAGGGCCATGAATATCCGTTCGTGGGCTTCGAGGAGCTGACCAACTGGCCCATGGACACGATCTACGAAAAGCTCAAGGCCACCTGCAGATCGTCCACGGCTGGGATCCCCAAACGCGTGAGGTCCACCGGCAACCCGGTTGGCCCGGGCCACCACTGGGTCAAGAACTACTTCATCGACCCCATGCCGCCCATGATCCCGATCGTGAACGCCCAGGGCCTATCCCGGATATTCATCCCGGCGCGGGTCTACGACAACCTGGCCCTGATGAAGAACGATCCCATGTACGTGAAGCAGCTCGAAGGGATCAAGGACGAGAACCTGAGGAAGGCCTGGCTCCTGGGCGACTGGAACGTGGTGGCCGGCGGGTTCTTCGGCGACATCTGGGACCAGGACAAGAACGTGATCCGCACCTTCATCCCGCCCAGGGACTGGCTCTGCTTCAGGGCCTTCGACTGGGGCTCGGCCAAACCCTTCAGCGTGGGCTGGTGGACCATCTCCGACGGGACCGAGGCCCCGGACCACAGGTTCTATCCCAGAGGGGCTCTGATCCGCTTTGCCGAGTGGTACGGCTGCAAGGAGGGCGAGGCCAATGTGGGTGTCAGGATGCACTCCCCGGACATCGCCAAGGAAATCCTTGTACGCGAGGGAGTTTGGAAGCATCTGAGCATCTACCCCGGGCCGGCCGACCCCTCGATCTTCGTCTCCGAGGACGGGCCGAGCATCGCCGATCGCATGGGGGACGTAGGCGTCTACTGGGAGCGGGCCGACAACAAGCGCATCCCGGGCTGGCAGCAGATGAGGGAGCGGATCGAGGGGGACGGCGAGAAGCCCATGCTCTACGTCATGGACCGTTGCCGGGACTTTCTCCGGACCGTGCCCGTGATCGGCCGGGACGAGCGCGTCTGGGACGACGTGGATACGGACGCCGAGGACCACGTGGCGGATGAAGCCCGGTACGCGGTCATGTTCAAGGGACCGAAGGTCTCCGCCGGCCAGCGGTTCTGGAAATAACAACAGCACTGAGAGGAGGAATCCCTGTGCTCGATGAGGAAACTCACCAACCGACCGAAACGCACAAGCCGACCAGAGAACGGAACTTCTACGTTCACGTCCTGGCCTCTGAGGAATGTCAATGCGGGGCCGAGAAACGCCGGCGCTTTGCCTTCTGCTACCGCTGCTTCAACAGTCTCCCGCGCCTCATGCAGATCGATCTCCGTCAGCGATTGGGAGGCGGCTTTGAAGAGGCCTATGACAAGGCCGCGGCCTGGCTGAGGTAGCGCGGCCGGCCAGAGGTTCTGGAAATGAAAACCAAACAGTGAGGGAACCATGAATAACAACACCTCGATGAACGATATGAACCAAAGCCCTGAGGCCGCATCGGAGCAGCTCTCAGACATCTCAGAGAAAATGGCGGCCGCGCTGGAAGAACAAAAGGCGCCTTCACCTCAGACCAAGCCCAAACCAGCCTCAGCGCCGGCCTTTCGCCTTCACAAGGGCGAAGGGGTCACCGTCAACGGCACGGTCTACGTGGTGATCAAAGAGCTGAGCCGCGGCCGCGTGGTGATGAAGCCGAAGGTCAGCGCCGGATAGAGAGTCTGGAAATGAAATCTCAGCGCATCATCCGCGTTTTCCCGCGTCGAACCCGGGCCACACCAGATGATGACATGGTTCGCGTGGCCCAAGGGCCCGGCCTGTTCGATGAGGCGGATGAAGTTCACGTCTCCGTGACGTTCACATGGGACTTGCCTATCGCTGAACAGCTGGCCCGGGAATGGGAACTGATCGCTCCGGTCAAGATCGGCGGACCGGCCACTGGGGAACCAAGCGGGGATTTCCAGCCGAGCATGTACCTCAAGCAGGGGTATGTCATCACGAGTCGCGGCTGCCCGAACCGCTGTTGGTTTTGCCAGGCATGGCGGCGCGAAGGCGATGTACGAGAACTTCCCATCGCCGAAGGCTGGAATGTCCTGGACGACAACCTGCTCGCCTGTTCGGACGAGCACATCAAAGCCGTCTTTTCGATGCTGGCCCGCCAACGGGGCAAGAGGATCGAGTTTACCGGAGGTCTTGAAGCCGCGCGGCTTCAGCCCTGGCATGCCGAGACGATTCGAGCCTTGCGGCCGAAGCAGGTGTTCTTTGCCTACGATGAGCCCGGTGACCTGGAACCTCTACGAGCCGCCGGAAAGATGCTCTCAGAAGCCGGGTTCACCAGAACCAGTCACGCCCTACGGGCATACGTCTTGTGTGGGTTTTCCGGTGATTCCTTGGCCGCGGCCGAAAGGCGCATGAAAGAGACGGTGGAGGCGGGTTTTTGGCCCATGGCCATGCTCTACCGCGGAGATGGCTGGGCTCGTCCCAGGCCATGGACGGAGTTTCAATTCCTGTGGGCGCGGCCGGGCCGGATTCCTCTTCCATCATCGCCGACCTACCAAAGGGTCATGGCCCACCAAGAAAACCCTCAAACACTCACTGAGGTGACACTCAATGCCTGACGACAAACCCGACCTGAACAAGACGCACAAGAACTACACAGCCTGCCTAAGCACCTGGGAGCGATGCATCGCCGCCTATGAGGGCACGGACGCTTTGCTGGCCTGGGGCGCCCTGGAACGGAACGAGCGCGAGTCCAGCGATAACTTCGAGGCGCGGAAAAAGGAGGCCTACTCGTTCGAGTACGCCCGGAGCGTGGTGGACCTGTTCTCCTGCTACCTGTTCGAGAAAGAGCCGGAGCGGACCCTGGGCGCCTTGGGGGACGACAGCCTGTGGCAAGATTTTACCCAGGATTGCGACCTCTACGGGACCGACTTCGACCAGTTCCTGAAAGACCAGCAGAGGTACGCCTCGGTCTATGGCCACATCGGCGTCCTGGTGGACAAGGCCGACCAGGCGGCCAAGACGAGAGCCGAGGAGAAGTCCAAGCGGCTCTATCCCTACCTGGCCGCGTTTCATCCCAAGGCCATCCTGGACTGGGAGTACCAGCGGGACGACTCCGGCCGGCCGTACCTGTCGTACTTGAAACTTCGAGACGAGGAAGGCCTGTACCGGCTGTGGTGGCCGGACCGCTGGGAGGTCTGGAAGGATGCGGAGGGCGGGGCCGAGCTGGTCAAGAGTGGGACAAATCCCCTGGGCGAGATTCCCTTCGTCTGGTTCTACAACCTGAAGTCCCGGATCCGGAACATCGGCGTGTCCGACATCGCCGGCATCTCCAGGATCGACATCTCCATCATGCGCAACCTGAGCCACGGTGAGGAGGTCATCAAGTACTCAGCCTTCCCCATGATGAGAAAGCCGCTCAAACGGGCAGGGAGCACGCCTCAGGGGGATGACGTGGCCGGCCCCACGGCCATCCTGGAGTTCGATCCGGACCACCCGGAGAGCAAGCCGGACTGGCTCGAAGCCGAAACCAAGGAGCCCATCGACGCCATCCTGCTCTGGATCGAGAAGAAGGTGGCTGAAATATACCGGGCGGTGAACACCGGGGGCATCCAGGCCACCGAGGTGAGCTCCCAGGCCAAATCCGGGGTGGCGCTTAAGTACGAGTTCCAGCAGCTCAACTCGAAACTCGCTTCGAAAGCCCAGAACGGCCAGGAGATGGAAAAGCAAGTCGTGAGGCTGTGGCTTAAGTGGCAGAACACGGAGGAAAAGTTCGATGAGATCAAAATCGACTGGCCCAAGCGCTTCTCGGTCGAGGACCTGGCCGCGGACCTGGAGAACGCCCTGGTGGCCAAGACCCTCATCGGCTCGGAGAAGTTCACCAAGGCCCTGGCCAAGGTGCTGGCGCGGCGGGTTCTGACCCTGCCGGACGAGGAGTGGAACGAGATCGACAAGGACATCGATGAGGGGCCGGTGAAACCCCCGGCGTTCGATGAGGAGAATGCTGAAGGCGATGATGAGTCTGGTGAGTCTGGGGAGGCTGAAGCTGCCTAAATGGTCGCTGTAGAGAAGAACCTGAACGAAGTCGACGCCTTCCTGGACGGCAAGCTGACCTCCGCGGACCAGCACATCTTCACGGCCATCAAGAACCTGGAGAAAAAGGTCGTCTCCCTGGCCTCCAAGATCGAGACCGACAAGAACGGCAACATCCGCGGCCCCAAGTGGACCCTCAAGCAGGCCCAGCGCATCCACGCCAGGTTGGTGACCGAGTTCGAAGGCACCTTCGGCCAAGCGGTCAAGGCCCAGGTGGCCGGTTACGACGACATCGCCGCCTTCATCAAGAAGGATTTTACTCAGTGGCAGGTGCCCATGGCTTTCAGCGCCGTGGACAAAAACATCATGGTCCAGCTCAAGAAGCAGACCTTCCAGGACTTCGAGCAGCTCGGCGTCCAGGCCCAAAACCGGATCGCCCAGGCGCTCTATGACGGCGTTTTGGGCGGTCAGTCCATGGGGCAGCTGGTAACCAACATCACCGGCGCCCTGGTGGGCCACACGGACGTCAAGGGCCGGCCTCTGAGCATGTATGCAGGGACCTATGCCCAGGACGCCCTGATGAACTTCTACGCCACGGTCCACCACCAGAAGGCCCTGGACGCTGGCCTGGAGCACTTCGTCTATTACGGCGACGTGATCCATGACTCGCGGCCGTTCTGTGTGGCCCGGGCCGGCAAGGTTTTCTCCAGTGAGCAGGTGGACGCCTGGGACGGGCACACCTGGCCCGGCAAGAAGCCGGGGAGTGTCTGGATCAATCGGGGCGGGTATCGGTGTCGACACCACTTCCACGCGGTTCGGCCGGAGTGGGTGCCCGGCGGCGAGATCGAGGTCCAGAAAGTCGATCTGAACACCAAGCAGAAGGCCCAGGTGGCTCAGGAGATCGCCAAGATCGATGAGCTGACACCCGAGGTCAAGCGTCGGGAGCCGGCTGTGCTGCCCGTTGAGGGGAAGGCCTCCAAAGCGAAGGCGAAGACAACCTCAGCGAAGACAGCGGCGGCCACGAAGACGGCATCCGCGGCCAAGAAAACTTCAACCCAGGTTGAAACGAAAGCCTGGAAACCTATCCCGGATACACAGCTCGGCTCCAACCCCGGGGGAAAGTTCTCCGGGCCGGACGGCAAGACCTACTACGCCAAGTTCTACGACAATGAGAAGCAGGCCAGGTCCGAGTTCCTGGCCAACCGAATCCACGCCAGCCTGGGCATCGGCGCGCCCAAGACCACGCTTCAGACCCTTCCCTGGAAGGGCGAGGACCGTCTGGCCCTGGTCACCGAGTGGCTGGGCGATACGGAGCCTATGAAGAAGCTCCTTGGCTCGACCCTCACCGCGGCCCAGCAGGAACAGATCGCCAAACACTACCTGGGGGCTTCCCTCAACGCCAACTGGGACGTGGTCGGCCTGGAATACGACAACCTGGTCCGCAAGGGCCGCACCTGGTACTGCATCGACCAGGGCGGGTCGTTTTTCTTCCGCGCCCGTGGCGGGGCCAAGGAGTACCTCAAGGGCCAGGTGCCGGAGATGGAGTCCCTCCTGGCTCCCGGCCGGCAGGCGGCAGACGTGTTCAAGACCGTGGTTCAGAACACGGTCCGGAAAGATCCGGCCCCTTACATCGACTGGCTGGAAGGCCTGACCGACCGGAAAATCCGGCTGGCTGTCAGCGGGGCCGGGATCGAGCCGGAAATGGCCGACCTGATCATCAGCCGGCGCCAGGCCATCATCCAGGAGTTGAAGAAGTATCAGGAGACCCCGCTCCAGCCCGGCGTCTTCTTCAAGAACCCGGCTCACAACGATTTGTACACGAGGTATTTCACCGAAACCGTGGGTGAGACCAATGCTGAGGTCATCCGGGAACGCTTCCGCAAGGAATGCCCCAAGCTGCGCGTCATCCTGGACTCCTGGCGCGGATCGACTCAAGGTCTCGAACCCACGGCGCTTAAGTACTTGGCCGAGCAGCTCGAAACTCGGACGCTCAAGACCTACGTCAATCCGAGGTACACCACGGACGAGTTGGCCAAGGCCGCCACGGGCATCCCGGCCGAGGAGTACGTCAAGGTCCGGGCCATGACCCAGGCCTACTTCAAGACCAAGGGGATCAATTCGGTCAAGCTCTTACGCGGCATTGACGGCGACCAGGGCCAGGTCATGGCTAAAGAGATCCGGGACCTGATCGCCAGGCAGGGCAAGACCGCGGCCTACGAGATCAAGGAGACGTCCCTGGTTGGATGGTCCGATGTCCCGCGGGTGTCCAAGGGCTTCGGTCATGGGATCGGCGGGATCACGGTCCAGTGGGACGTGCCCGTGGAGGACATCTTCCTGCCTCACGAGCTGTGGTATAAGACCTCATTCCTGGGCGAGCATGAAAACCTGTGCTACGGCTGGCCTGGCAAGACCATCCCCGTGAAGAACATCACCCTACCTGGAGGAAAACGACGATGAGCGATAAGAAGAGCGGCAAGAAGGCCTCAAAGAAAGACCCCAAGGAAACCTGGAAGCATGACGAGCCAGTCGGTGTGATCGACCTGACCGACGAGGCCAATGATGACTGGTTCCGGGCCGCTCGTCTGAAAAAAGCGGCCGATGCCGGCGACAAGGAAGCCCAGGCCGAACTCGAACGCATGGAGCGAACCAAACTCAAGGAAATCAAGTAGAGAGCGAGCAAGGATCGAGCGAAGATCAGCTAAGGAGACTCAGACAGCATGTGGATTTTCACGATAGACGGCTTTTTCTCCGTGGTCAAGGACGACTACTGCGCTGAGTGGGAGGTGATGGTTCGCGCCCGGCTCCGCAAGGACCTGGTCCGCCTGGCCAAGGTGGTGGGCCTGAAGGGCAAGGACATCTTGAGGATAGACCACGCCGACTACCGTTACCGCTTGAAGCTGCCTAAGGACTTCTGGGTTTCCTACCTGGCCAGGAAGGCCGAAGGGATCGACTACCCCAACTTCAAGAACACTGTGCCGGCCAAGGACCATGCCCGTCATGAGGCCTACATGGGGTGTTGGGCGGCGCTGAGGCGTTGGCAGGAAGAATAGCCTTAGGACTGAGTGGGTATGAGCAGATAGGAAGAATCGAGACTACACTAAGGAGAACCAAAACGATCTATGTACCCTGAACCCCAGAACAGACCTCTTTTCGGCCTCAAGGCCATTGCCGGACATTGTGGCGTCTCTGTGAATGTGTTGAGAAAATGGATCAGGGAGGAAGCCTTTCCTGCAGCTAAGAATCCATGTTGGATGACTACGACGGCGAAGATCGCCGAGTGGGTCGAAGGGAAGGTCGCATGAAAGAATGATCGCCCAAATATAGAGGGCTGATTTCCCAGGGGAGTCTCAAGCTCTTTTAGACTATGGCATTTCCTTGCGTTCTAACAGAAGGCCTACCTTGCTCTGCGGAGTGAAAGAAACCTGTGGCACTATATCATCTGATGTAAAAGGCTGACCATCGGGACCAACGCTGCGGAGATAGTAGTGGTCAACGCCTACTCGCTCATAAAAGAAATATATAGGATGCTGGCCAAGTTTAGCATTTGCAAGGTCAAAGACGGAAATGAAGCTATCTCTAGGCAAAGACGCTTGCAGTGCTTGCAATGAATCGGGATAAGTTCCATGTTGAACTCGAAAATATTCAACAGCCTGAACCAATGAGTTAAGTGCCGCCCGAGTTTGAATGGCTTTTACATTGCCATAGATTCCTCCACGATTTATTGAGCTGAAATAAATCAAAGAGCTATAAATAATTATGGTGAAACAAATACCTCCAACACCAATAGATACTAAGTACTTTTTACCTTGTTTTTTAGTTAGTAATCCCCATACAATAACAAAAATTCCAAATAGGATTCCTACTAGAGGTATGAATGACATTCCGCCAATAACATAAGGTAATTTCCCAATATTTCCCAGCGCTTTATTAGTATTGATGCTCATGTAAATAAGCCTCCTATCGAAGATATCTATGCCAAAACCTCTAAAAAAGAGTCGAAAGCAAGAAGGTTGCTCTTAAAAAGTTCCAATCCCTTCTTTTTTCAGTCGAAACTTAGTTTACGACAGCGCTTATATACTCCCTCGCAGGCCCTTGGGCCGTGGAGAACGTACTTCTTCCCTAGAAGAGCAATAGCTGTGGCCTTTCTGATGTTGAAGGCCATGGCGTTGAGATAGAACTCCAACTCGTCTTGATCCGGCCCAGGTAGCGAGCCCGGTCGAAGCGATATCTCCTCTTCAACGTGCCGAAGCCCTGCTCCACGGTGAATCTGAGCTGGCTGATGATTTTCTTAATGATAGTCATCGTAGTCAAGAGTAGTCAAGATTTGATTCCTGATCGATTGCCACCCGGAGTCCTAGTGAAGTTCTGGTATCTTGAAAACGCCCGCCACGGTCATTACTTGCTCCCTAATGGCCTGAACTTGTTATTTGTATTGTAGCTGCAGGCCATTAACGATCACCGCAACTATCTGGACTTCTTGCGATAACGCGGTATCGTAATAAATTATCCATTTGCTCTATGTTTTTAATTTTTTTACAAAATCAACTAATATTGCTTGTTCACGAATCAACTTTTTATAATTGGCTCGAAAAGCACCAATACTGAAAAACCAGATTAAATATTGTTTCCAGGGAACCTCATGATAATAACCGCTGACGGTATTAGTAATGAAAATTAAGAGAGTAAAGCCAAAAAGAAAATAGCTTAATGCAACGAGAAGAAACAGAGGATACTTCGGCCGAATGGTAGCCATTATAGCACTTCCGTTTTCTTTTTTCTCTACTTCTCCATGTATTCTCATTCGACCTCTTGTAATCTTAAATTTATTTTCTACTATTGTATATTTTAATTCATTACCGAAAATACCCTCATTATTAACAGATTCTCTAATCGAATTTAATACTTCATTAGGATTATTATTGGAAGTTACTTTTATCTTCGTCCACATATTTTTCCTAATTTTCACTACCGTTTAGATGTTGCTATTGTGCCAACTGAACCATATAACAACTTGTTCTTCTACAACATCCCTGGAGGCATGCCGTTTGTTGGAATTCCTTCGCTTGCTGCGTCCAATATCCCATTACTACTGTTATTTCCAGTTATAAAATTATAAACACTAACAGCACCTTTATATATAGCCCCTCCAATTGCTTTTACGCCGGCTTTTATTTGGGCAGTTAAGTCTAAAGACGTTTCCACAGTTTGGTGCATCTCTGCATTTAGACCATCGGTGGTCTGCCCCCCGTAAACTGGTCCAGGTATAATGAGAGTCTCAAGATGGCTGAGGAGGCCAAGGAGGCTCGAAGATGGTCAAACGAAAGCGTCATAATCCCGAGCAGGTGATTCGGAAGCTGGAGG